TTGGGACGCAACGCGGGATTACGATCGAACATCGCCAGCGAATTGATGAACGCTGTCACTTCTTTGAAGGCGACGCCGTTCTCTGCCGCCCACTTAATCATAGCTTCGCGGGCTTGACCAAAACTGCCGTCGTACCGCATACCCGACTTACTCAGCAGTCCGTTCCACCACTGGTCGCTCGCGGCAGCATCGCTCTGCATGGCGATGTTGTGGAACGTCGACGCATCGTTCTCGTATGCGGTGTGCAACATGCCACGGGTGCCTTCAAACGACGCCGAGGCATCCAGTTCGTTCTTGAGCCGCACAGAATAGGGTAACTGGGCGCGACGGGCTTCGGCTTGCTCGAACTCCACGCGACTCTTGACTCGCGACGCTGCACGCTGCGATGGCGAGGCTTGCTGATATGCTTGGTATGCTTTGGCTACGGTGTCGAACTGGGACTTCTGACCGACCCGGACTAACAAGTCGTTCAGATACGCCAGCGCGTCAGGGAACTGCGCCTCGACTTCCGCAGGTTGACGAGCATACAGTTCGGCAAGCACTGCGAGACCTTCGCCCACGTTCTTGTTCCCGTTCGGGGACAAGGCGGCTACCGCATGAAGCTGCGTCAACGCGGTGCTGTCAGGCAAGATCGGATTATCGCCCAAGAACAAGGGCAGCGTCATGTGATGCGCCCATTCGTGGATGAACGTATCAGGATCAGCCTGGGCCAGTACGCCCATTGCGGTGGTCCAGTTGTATGACCCCGCAAGACCGTGGCCCTCATTACCCGACGTAGTCGCGAAGCTCGATGCTGCGCCAGCGTCTTCGAGAATAGTGTTCAACGAGGACAGTGGAGTACCCGTGTCGGACATGATTGGGTTCGCAACCAGAACAGGCGTTCCTGCTTGGCGATGCACTTGGGCACCTTCGCCGGTCCTGTAGACACGTTTCCCAGTCTTTCTGTTCCGACCTATCTCGATGATACCCCACTCGGAGTCCAGCGTCTTCTTCATCGCCGCTGGACCACCAGGAATATCCGCCAAGGCTTCATCCATCGCAGCTTTGTCGATCCACCTCCCTGCGTACACCCGCTCTCCTTTAGATACGGCAACTTTCGTACCTACATCCGAGGCGAGAAGAGCGTGGATCCAGTCGCCAGGATCTTGTCCTTCTCTGTACGGAATCTTATCCACACTCACTTCGCTTTTTGCGCTCAGCGGGGTCTCTTTGCCGATCTGAGGCCCTAGATCGCCGAGCTTAAAGTCCTGGTTCTCGACAGAGCGGGTCAAGCCGTTCGTGTTCATCAAGGCAATATCGTTGATCGAGTCCTGAACTTTAGTCGAGACTAATGATATATCCTGCGCGATTTGTACGATACCGAGCGCGTCGGCAGAATGCGGATCAGTGTTCGGGTCGTCGGTTTCTCCGAGCGAACGGATCTGCCGCTTCCTCATTCCAGGGGAAATCTCTTTTGGTTTCCCCGAGTCGTTCGGATTGATCTCTGGCTCGGCTTCGGTCTTGCCCGTAACGAAGGCTTTTCCGGTGTCGTCTGCGAGACTCCACCGGTTGTGTTTGTCTCTAATCACCAACCCGTATTTTCCGTCGGGCAGCTTGACGATGTACCGACGAGCGTACGCGTCGCCCAATGTGTGTGGGTCTACCAGACCTTGCCCACCGACGAGTTCGTCGAAGTCCTGCCTGAATCCAACCACCTTTCGCTCGATAATGTCGGCATACCGTCGAGCCACTGTACGTCGCTCGGATTTCGCTTTCGACGCAATCAACTCGACTATGTGGCTTGCGACTGATTCGGCCATGTAGCTACGGATTGCTGCGCTCAGACTGTGAAGACGACGAAGTTCTTCTGGTGATAGCGGATCCCCCTTCTCCGCTTGTGCCTTCAACTTGTTGCGTTCTTTCTTCGCCGTATCATAGACCTCGCGTTGTTCCGTCGACAACTTCTTAACATCAGCAGGTTTAATATCGGTGATTTTCGTTACTTCGGCGAGGCGAGCCGCGTCGACCGGTTTGGTTACATTACGGCGACCATGCAAAGCGACATACTCGTCGACCATCGGAGTCCACGCATCCGGAGCAACGAACGTGGGTACCGTAGCAGTCTCGCCCGGTGCAATGCGAACCTTGAGTTCACCAGCGGGTTTGCTCTCAATAATTTTACTGATGATGTCGTTGGCTTTGGCCCTCGATTCGAGATACTGCGGGGAACCCTTTTCCGTGAGGGTGTTTTCAAGGAGGACTAGGTCAGGGACTTTGCCCTGGTACTCTTCAAACATTTTACTGAAGCTGCCCGCGCGGATCTCCTCGGGGGCGTTCTCGCCCGCAACTGCGACCATATCTGCGTTGGGGCCGTAGTTGGCTTTGATCGTCTCCACGATGGCATCGCGGAGTTTGGTCCATCCAGACTGTTCCACGTTTTCCACATCGACGTGGAACGTGTCCGAGTGGCGTTCGACATCGGGGATCTTTGGCGGGAACGCTGGCTCGGATACAAGATGCGGTTGGTTCCGCGCTTCGAGCTGGTTGATCGCGGTGAAGGTCTCGCGATAAGCGGCACGGAGTACGTTTGCGTGGTCCTTTCCGAACTTCGTGTCGGTCGCCTTCTTCTGTTGCTTCGATGTTACGTCGCCGAGGCTGTCGTAGAAATCCGATAGCTCGGAGACATCCTCATGTAAGTTTTGGACCTCAACCCAGTCTTTTATGCGCTGGTTGATACTTGAGAGTGATCGCTTCCCACTCTGGGCTGCGGTACGCTTCCGGAGAACCTTCAGATATAACCGCGTGCGGAGGTCTTCAGGGAGATCGGCGACGTTGTGGGCTTTCTGAATGATTTCTACTTCGTCATCGGACAACGGCCTGATCCCGTCAGGACCAGTGGAGTACTGTGACTCAGGGATGGCTTGAGGTTTCTGCTGCTGAAGCTGGTCCTGTTCGCGTTCGCGGTTCAGCCTCTCGGCCTTTTCTTTCTTCGTCTCTTTGCGAGCCGTCTCTACCGCCGCCGTGCCGGGATCAATGCCGCCTAGCTCAGCCGCCGTGGGGGCGACTGGCACATGAGTCGGCAATTGATCGGAGGCAGGCCGGGGCTGCGTGACCGGCTTGGGTTCGGCTGAGGCAGGAGGAGTCTGGCTTTCCAGATGCGCCCGTTGTTGGAGCGTCAGTCGGTCGACGCCTGCCAATCGTTGCCCCACCTCCTGACGGTCTTCAGGCTCTATCTTCACTGGATCGAGTTTCACGCCCCGACCCTCACCACCGGCTGGGCCGCGCGTGTACTCCGTCCCTTTGACCGTGTGTTCTAGTTCTTCGCCAGTCCTCGACGCAACTGTTCGGTTCTGGTTGTCGTTGTACTCTCGGAGTGTTTTGACCTCTTCTTCGTAGGCTCGCAAGGCATCTGCTTCTTCCTTGGTGCGGGCATGCCAGGGCTTGGGTTCTGCCGCACGAACCAGGTCAGATTTAGGTACCGCGTCCCCCGGATCGCCTCGGGTGAGGAGGCTGGAGGCTGGCAAGGTATTATCATGCCCGGCTGGTGCTGGTGCGGTAGCTGCGGTAGCTGCGGTAGCTGCGGTAGCTGCGGTAGCTGCGGGTGCTCCAGGCTGCGAAGCGTCGATGATCGCCTTCACACGAGCCTGCATACTGGCGGTCTCAGCCGTCATGAACTTAACAGTTGCGTCTATCTCTTCATGGGTGGCCTTGTCGCCTTTCGCGAGGATCGCGTCCGCCGTGGCCTGGTCGGTTACTACGACTGCCGCCTTCGGCGCAGTGTTCGGCTTGGCTTTCACCGCCTTTTGTATGATTACAGACTTAGTAAACTTCTCGACGACCGCTTTGGCCTCGGCAAGAATCTTTATCTGGGCGGGAAGCGGCGGTAACGGAGGGAGCGGCGGCGTTTTGCCGGTCTTGCCCGTGGGGGTGAGTGGTCCTCCGAGACTTGTGGGGCTGGGGAGCGTCGTCGGACCCGGAATCGGGGGCAGCTGCGGCGGCAGGGCGGTCTTGCCACCGGTGGTGGGCAGTGGTGCTCCGAGACTTGAGGGGTTGGGGATCACCGACATCGGGGGAAGCGGCGTCGGGCCGCTCGGTTTACCCGAAGTTTTGGCTTTCGACCGGACAGGGGCCGGGGGCGGGGGTCCAAGAGTCTGGGGGGCCGGGATCCCTGCCTTCTGGGTAAGATCGGGGAGCGGTGTGCCCGAGCTGGAAACCGGGGAACCGGGGAATGGCTGACCGGCGAAAGCCGAGGGGCCGGGGATCGTCGTCGGACCCGGAATCGGGGGAAGCTGCGACGGCAGGGCGGTCGTGCCACCGGTGGTGGGCAGTGGCGAGGAGCTGGAAACGGAGGTCGGAGCCGAGGTCGCAGATGCCACCATCGCGAACGCAGCTTTGGCCTTGGCTTCGGCTGCGGCGGCTTTGGCTTCGGCTGCGTCGGCTTTCTCTTTGATCTTGGATTTGATCAGCTCGTCGCGGGCTTTTGCTTCAGCCCGACGCTCATTCGCGAGCTTCGACGCCATATGCCCCGGAGCATCAAACCCAGCCCCGAACAAGGCACCGAGACCAGCGGCCATAGCCGTGTCCACCATGGCCTGTTCGAGCGTCACTGCGTCGCCCGCTATCCACTTGTCGATCGCAGACGAGGCCAATTGATCCGCGCCTTCCGATCCACCTTCTTTAAGCGCCGTCATTCCGAGGCTCTTCCCCAGCGCCAAGAACGTGTTCCTGGCCGCTTCCTGAATGAGCTTGCGCTTGAGGGGATTCGTGACGATCGCGACCGGATCGGCCCCTAGGAATCCACTGGCAGCAGTGAACCCTGTGGTCGAGAGAGCTTTGAGGATCGCCAGCTTCCCTGCGTCAGCATGCCCCTCGGTTGAGCGACTAGCGTACTCTGCTGCGCCCGACTGGACACCGGCTCCTACCGACGAGATCGCCCCAGGAATCGCCCGCACGACGTTCTGTCCCGCAGTGAATCCTTTGCCTGCTTCGATTGCTCCCGGCAGGGTCGCAGCGATACGCGCCACTGCTGGGACCGCTCGCAGAGCGGCTCCCAGTCCCATACCACCGACGATGAGCGGGGCCATTTCAGTGCCAGTCCGCCCAATCATCGACCCAAGTTGGGCAGGCAATCCAGTGGTCTCACCGCCGAGGGTGTCTGCCTGCGCGTATGCCCGCTGGGCATCTTCCTGAGTAGCGAAGGGATTGATCGTGTTGACCAGTCCGGCGGCGGACATAGCCCCAGCGCGAACACCTTTACCGATACCACCGGCGAACCCAGTGGCGTTCACTGCGCCTTCCTGGTGAACAATCCGGTCGATGTTCGGCATGCGCGGCAGGGGTTTTAGCCCGAGTTTTAACCGCGACTGATTCGTGAACTCGAACGCGGCTAGGGCAGTCTGTTCTGGTTCCGTCTCGAAAACATTATTGCCTTTGGCGGCATGCCACGCGGCGTACTTAGCGAGCTTGCGCTCGCCGCGACGGATAGCTTCGGCTTCGTACTCTGCGTAGTACGGACTGTTCTCCCCGAGCTGCTTGATCGAGAGAGCGACGAGGGCGGGATCAACGGGCATAAGGGTTCAGATCGAAATTAGGGGGAGCGGTCAGACGGGCTGGGCCTGCGGTGCCCGCCCCCTTCTTAGCCTCTGCGGCAGCTCGTGCTAGTCGGTCAAAAATGAACGAACCCATGATCGCGTTTTCGTCACTTATCCGGCGCGTAGGGGGAGACATCCCCACAGGATCGTAGTTTACCAGCGGGACTCCCTGGAATGCCCCCATCATTTGGCGAGCCTGGGGACTTATATCCCCGTTTAACTCGTGGTAATCGTTTCGTTGCGTGCGCCGGAGTTTAGCGGCATCTTCCGTTTTCTGGCGGGCGGCACTCAGTGTTCCTGATCCCGCTGGAAGATAGAGGTTCGCCAGCCGCAGGTACTCCGGCATTTGTTCTGGGGGGACATTGGCTTCGCCGAAGGACATGAGTGTGTCCTGCCATCCTTGCGCGTCGGGGTCCATGGCTCGGGATGTGGTTGCCGCGTCCACGGCATTGCGATCGGCCAGTCGTTTTGTGTCGTCATTTGCCCGTAGGGTAACGTCCCCCGCGTTGTGCATACTGTCCTCTGCTGTGTTGCCGGACTGGATCGCGGTATTCACAGTGTCAACATTCGTCTTTCCCGCCCCGGTCAAAAGATCCGCCATTGCGGTAAGCTGCGTCCGTCGAATATCTTCGGGACTCATAGCCCCTTGTATCACCGGAGGGGGCACAGCGTCATAGGTATTAAGAGCCAACGGCGCGTTCGGATTGACAGCACCAGCGTCAGCGTTAGTGACGATCGGTTCAGCAGGCTCGGCTCCAGGCACCCCGAGCTTCTTTCCCGATGGCCCTTTCGGCAGGCCGTCTGTCTCAGTGCCTAGCCCGTTTTTCTGCATGAAATTATGGGCGTCGACGCGAGACTTTGCCGCGCCAGTTTCTATACGAAGATTTTCCCACGCGCCTATGGATTCTTGCGCGGACATCTCAAGTTCTTTAATGAGTTGCTCGTCGACGTTTGAGTCTTGCATGGTTGTTGCGTTGATCATTCCGGATGTCGTCACCGCCTTATCTCCAAACTGCTCCATCAAGGCGTCGTGGGCCTGTTTGTATGTGGTCGAAAAGAACGCCGGGTCATTAGTAAACTTGGCCTGGAGATCCTTATTTTGTAACGCGGCGTTGACATTGGATGATGCCTGTTCCATCATCTTCACCCATGTAGCTTGCTGTTTTTCGTCCCCACCCTTGGCCTTGATCTGCGCCAGCATCTTCTTCTCGAAGTTGTCCCCCGCCTGCTTCATCGCGGCAGCGTATCGGGCGTCGGCCTGCGAAGCCTTGGCTCCGTAATAGTCGATGCGACCTTTCTTCTCGACTCGCGCGTCTTCACGCTTGTTCTGTTCGTCACGGAGTTTGTCTTCACGCGCAAACGCGATAGCCCGAAGATCGCGCTGTTCTGCGCGACCGAGTTCCTGTTCACGGATTCCTTGGCGCAGTTGTTCGCGCTTGAACGGAGTCTCGACGAGCGTCTGGGTTAAACGCGAGCCTGCGTCCATCAGTCCGCCAGGAGCCATCAATGCTTCAAAGGTTAATCGGGACATGGGTTCTCGCCTTACAGGTTATTGGCCGACCACGTCGGGTCGATGTTCGGTGCGCCAGGTGGTAGCGGGGTGCCGTAGGTTGGCCCCACTTGCGGAGCCGACCCGGACGTTCCGAACCCGTTGATGAACTGCGAGGCGTAGTCCACTTCGGCCTGGGTCAGTGGTGCGGAGGTCTGTGTTCCCGGCTGGGCGGCACCATAGGCCGAGATTCCTTGGCCGACAAGCCCCGCGAGAGCGCCAGCGAGCATCTTACCCCCGCCAACTTGCTCGGCGTCTTGACCTTTGAGGCCAAGGTGCTGGCGCATGAGCTGGTTGAACCGTGAGTTCTCTGCGCCCTCGACACCACCGACGAGCATTTCGTTCCCGACGACGTTCTGCAGCGGAGCCAAGCGCAGGTCCATTCCCTGACGGTTTCCCGTGTCGTAGTTTTCGAGGCCTGTGAGGTACCCGGAGTTCGAGATTTGCGCGAGGAGAGCTTCCAGACCAGGGCGCTGGTCCGCGAGATTCGTCTCAAGGGACTGGGCGAACGGCTGCTGGATAGGAGCGCGAGGCGTGTTGGGGCCAGCGAGTGCCGCCATGGCTCGGTCCATACCAGACTGCCCGGCTTGTTCTTGACGAACCTGGGCTTCGTTGGCTGCAGCAATTCGCGCTGGCCCGTTCCGCGCTTCCATGTACTGCGTGAGTTCTTGCCCGTGAGCAAGAGCGACACCTTCCATGGCTTTTCGCAGGTTGTCTGAGACGCGAAACTGTTCAGCCCCGTAGCGTTCTTCTTCTTGGCGGCGCTGCCGCATCACCCGTTCCATCGCTTTAGCGCGATCGTGCGCTCCGAGCATCGACAAGCCCGCGCCTGCGGCGACCATCGCACCACCGACGACAGTTCCCCAGCCGGGGACCATCATGACGGCGCTCCCCGCAGTTTGCAGGCCTTGGCCAGCCTGCGTCTCTGATTGTCCGGCTTCGGCCATTAGAGTAATTCCTGAGAACGGCGGTCGAGAGCAGCGTTCTGTTCACGTTGCATCGAGCCGTTCTGCCAGATGCCATACTGTTGGTTCGCGAAGTTCAGTGCGTTGCCCAGGCCTCGCGACAACTCGTCATTGTTCCAGTTGCTCAAGGTGCGCTGATCGTTCTGAATCTGGAACAAGTTCTGGTTCGTGCCTGCTTGGCCGTTGATCGTGTTCGTGCGCTGCTGGATCGCCTGGCCGGTGAGCGGATCGATCTGGTACGTCCCGAGAACATCGTTCACGCGCGACGCTTCGAGGGCCTGGGCCAGCGCGTTGCGTTGGTTCGAGAATCCGGCAGCAAGCTGTGCACCCTGCTGCTGGCCCTGCGTCTGCAGCGAAGCGTCTTGGCTTGCGTTCACAGACCCACCGATGTTGCCAGTGCGGCCACGAGCGAACGCATCTTGGCGAGCGCGTTCTTTGAGAGCTTGTTCAAGCTGGAAATACTGTGCGTCTTCGCTCGGCTGAACAAGTTTGTTGATCTCGTCTTGCCGCGCCGGGTCTGCGTAGAACTGTTCGACTTGCTGCCGTTGCTGCGTGCGGCGGTGGGCGTCCGCTGCGAGTTGCAACAACGCTTGGAACGCTTCAGGCGTAACCTGCGAATGGTTATACCGATTCATCAGCGCGGGATCGAATTGGAGATCCGCCGACCGAACCGTCTGCATCGTTTGGCTCGGTTTAGACATCGAAGATTCCCGTCAGCGCAAGGGCCACGATGTCCACCGTCGGAATGACCGCGGTTTCGATCGTGCCCGTTAGGCCCCCTATGAAGCCTGCACTGTTGACGGTCTGGGCCTGGACACCCGCGAACGTGTCGGCAGCGAGCAGCGACCCGCCGCCACCGCCGCCACCACCACGGGAGAATGCCCCGTTCCCACCGTCGGCAGTAAAGGAGCCATCAGTAAGGGTTTTACCGACGACGGCGCGAACAACACCAGCGCCACCACCGCCTGGATCGTTGCCACCACCGCCCCCCGTAGCCCCGCCGACGGACGACAGGACAGCACCAGTGCAGACGGCATCACCCGCGACATACAGACTGATGCGCCCACCCGCGTAGCCAGATGCGCCGCTGGTGCCACACCCCCCACTGCTGCCCCCGCGTAAGAGCTTGATGTCGAGCAAGGACAATCGAGCCGTGCCACGATAGGGGTCGGATGCACCGAAACCGCCGCCATTGAACGACCCACCGTGCCCGCCGCCGGTGCCGCCGCTGCCGCCGACCGCATCCGAAGCTCCGTGTTGTCCACCGCCTGCACCCGCAGTACGGGGCGCAGTTGGCCCGAAGGGGAAGTACGGCCAATCCAAGCCATCGAGGTTCACGCCAGTAATTTTTGCCGTCCACAATGATGTCCACGCACCGTTGATTATGGCATCTCCTGCGACATACCCGAAAATATCTCGGGCGTCGAGGACTGACCCACCGTCGTTGAGGTTTCCGCCGCATTTAAAACGGAAAGCGCAAACGCTATCCCAGTCGCGCTGCTGATCCGCGAGAGTCGGAAACCCGCGATTCGCGCTTATCGTGCCGCCGAGGGTCAAGTTCCCCACGCAGCGAACATCTAATCCGCGACAGTTAATATCTCCGAGGATCGTAATGTTGCCGCCAGCCCGCAGCTTGATCGTGTAATCGGACACGAGCATGAGAGCGCCCGCGTTGATCGTGATGTCGCCTTCGCTGAAAATCTCGACGGGTCCGGCAAGTGCAGCCTGAGCGACGGTAATCGTCAGAGCCACAAACTCGTAGATGCCACCAACAATCGCTGCGATAGGAGCACCGAGGCCCGTGCCGTCGATGCCTACGCCAGAAAGGTTGATGCTCGTCAGTGCCGCAGAGATCGCGTCGTCGACGTACTTCTTGTTCGTCACTTGATCGAGCGAACTCGGTCGCGGAACGCCGGTGATCGTGTGTTTGATCACCGTACCAGGACTCGTAACCTGATCCGCGTCGGCAATGTCTATTGCTAGTTCACCGAGGGTGAGCGGGCCAGTCAGTGTACCGCGAGCGACTGAATCTTTCAGCCCATCTGGGGCCAAAGAGTCTAGCGTTGATGCCGCGACAGCCGCATCCAACTGGGCCTTGTTGACGCCATCCGTTGGATCGGTACCTGCAGCGAGGGCCACTGCTTTATAGCCTCCAAAGTCCAAGGGGGCAACCATCTGGTTGGACCCGTCGGTTCGCAGAAATACCGTGATGATCGCGACGATCGAGGCTTGGAGATCCGCAAGCTGTTCGTGGACAACCACGTCGCCATCGCGAATAGAACGTGGAGAATTGCGGACCCGGAAGTACGTCTTGTAGGCAGCACTGAACGAGCCGTCGACTCCACCCACCATGCCCGTGACGTTGCTGATACTCGGACTCGTGTTGACGATCGGGATGTTTCCGGCGGCATAGGGAATCTCGTTGGTCAGGGCGACGAGCCGGTAAGCTCCGGCGTTCGACTCAGTGGCTTTCACGGCGACCGGAGCGTTCGCCATCGCGGTAACGAAGTTCGCGGCAGACGCAGCGATAGTCAGACCAATCGTGACCGGGGTGTTTCCGGGCGTCACGATCGAGTTGTCGTCCCACTCGAACACGATCGGTGGATTCGAGCCGTCGGCGACGGTCGTCAAATCGCCGTCGAGCGGGAGAGCGTTGATGCGGAACGAACCGACCGCGACTGCTGGAGCAATCGTGACCGTTGAGCGTTCGTTCAGTTCCCACTGGCCCGTAAGTTCACGGGTGCCGTTCGTGAGAACGTACTGGCTCAAGTCACCGAGCGCGATGATCAAGTCATCGAGATCGCGCATGACTTCCGTCAGCGCAGGGCCAACTGTGTTCGCAACGTAGCGACCTTCGGGGTCGTCATAGCCGATTAAGTTCGCGCCTTCATCCTGAACAACCGACAGCATGCGATCGAGCACACCCGCGAGGTTGGTATAGATGAGAGCTTGGACGTTGTCGGTGCCAGCGATAGGCGCGACGGCCATCGTGAACGTGGTGTCATTGTACGAGATCGGGTCTGTTCTCACGCCGCCAACGAACACGCGGACCAAGTCGACAGTCGCGTCGATAGGCTGCGCGAACACGAACACGGTCTGGGCACCGGTACCGTTGAACAGTTCTTCCGTGATCACGTCGTTCAAGCGAACCGCTTGATCGAGCTTCAGCTTGCCGTCGGTAGTCGTGAACCGGCGCAGGAACGTGTTGACTTGGTTCGTAACCGAGGCCAGCCGCGACAGTTCAGCGTTCACCGCCGAGCCACGGATCCCGATGCCTAGCTGCTGGTCGCGGGCGAAATCAGTCGTGCGGTCGTAACGATCAGGGTAAGGCATGTTATCCTCGGGGGCCGTCGGCGAAAAGGCCCAAGATATACGCCTGTGTGCGCTCGTCAGTATAGACACGCACGTCAGCGATCAACCCCACGAAGGGGGCATAGGCCGGAGGTGGAAGAATCAGTATCGGTGGAGGGATCGGAATGGTGTCGTGCAGGACGCCGTCGTAGTACAATTCGGTATCTGTCGCAGTGAGGACCGCACCGACCTGATGCCAGTCGCCATCGTACAGGACGATCGTGCCGCTCGATCGGGCGTAGAGCTGACCGTTGACCCATAACTCGATCTTGAGGCCCGTGGTGGCAGGCGCGATCCGAAGTTCCCAACCGACGTTCTCAGCCGTCCGGTACGCCGCCACGGTCATGGGCTGGGGGACACCCGTGGGCTTGACCCAGGCGAGCACCGAGAACTGGTCAAGCGTGCGGCCAGACAGACGATTGTCGGTATACCCATAGGTTGACCCGTCGAAGGTCAAACAGCGGTAGCTGAAGGGTTCTCCAGGGTCCAGGCCCCACGTTGGAGCACCGACCCATTGCACCCGAACACCCGTGGCGTCGTCGTAGCTGACGATGTCGCCAGTCAGTGCCGTCACGTCATCGTCCTGCATGACTTCAGCGTCGCCGACTCCAGCCCAGCCACGGAAGCGGAAGCACTCGACACCCGCCCAGGTCAGGATCCCTGTCGTTGCATCGAACGCAATGTTCCGAGCCGACAACCGGCGAAGCAAGGGCTGCGGGTCGGCGCGGGTCAGATAAGCAAAGGGGGCTTGCTGGGTGCCAATCATCTGAGCGAAGCGGCCCAAGAAATGCCGACGCATGTTCGGATCACGGAACTGCCGCGAACGGTCGACAGACCGTTTGGCTTTCTGGATGCCGAGCAAGTATTCGGCGGATACATCCGACAAGTCGGTATCGACGGCGAGAACAGAACCAAACTCTTGAAGGGCTTCGTGGTACGAGAACGTCATCTCGTCAGTCGCGGGGTCATAGATGCAGTATGTCTCGGAGGTCAGATAGAACAGCAGGCCGTCGAAGGCCATGATGTCCGTCGGGTTGAAACCCGCAGGCAACTGCGTCTTGTTCACGATCGTAAGACGGACGCCATCCCATCCGACCGTGAGCAGCGTGCGCCCGGTCGTGAGCATGACGTACAGCGTCGACGGGTCGTTCTCGTCGATGAAGATACTCTTGGCATATCCACCGATGACGATCGCGTCGAGTTCAGCAAGCGTCACCGGATCACGGGCGACGAGCATGCCAGTGGTCTTAGTCCGCGCATGGAACACGGCGCTCACGTCGTTGCGGGCGAGCAATGCCCCACCCATCTCGTGGTCGTTCACGACGTTTATTTCGACGTTCGGGGCATCGACCAAGAACATCGACAGCCTGCCGTTGTCCTGCGGCGTCCACTCGCAGAGAATATACAAGTAGTCCTCGCGCCGATTCACGAACGTCGGCGGGGGCGTCAGCACTGCCGTCTGATCTTCGATCATGATCATGCTGAACGCTTCGTCGAAGCGGAGTTCAAGCACGCGACCCGACAGCGGCGACGCGACAGCGATCCGATCGAACGCGAGGATCACTGCGTCCGACGCCCCGATCAGATCGGGGTGGGCGAAAGTTACATCAGAGACAGTCATCCTGACCCCACGAGAACGATGGAATCAATGTGCGCCCGCTCGAACGAACCCGTGTCCTTGAAGGTGAACCGGAACGCGACTGCGTGAGAGATCACGTCGACGGGGATCATGCCTTCGTCGTAGGTCGTGCCTTCAACGTTAATCGCCACTGGCTCGACGAGTGAACGGTTCCGCTGGTCGAGGTACACGGAAATGTCGATGGTTGAATCCGACATGACATCCATCGTCGTCCACTGCTTGAGCCAGCGTGGATGACCACCATCGCAGAAGTGTGAATCAATGTACGCTGGCACATCGAGATTCTCACCGTTCACTTGGTCGAACACCGTGTCGGGGTCTAGCTTGTACACCATGTTCTCGCGACGAACGTAGAGCGTGCCGTCGAGTTCCGTCATGTAATCGACTGCGATCGGCAGTTCCCAGCGAGTCCAGCCGACGATGCCCATGGATGGCGACAAGGTGAAGCAGAAGGCCTGACTGGTCGAACCCGTGTTGAAGATGCAGATGTACTGCGACCGAGCTTGCGACCACAACGAATGGACGTTGAGCGAATCAGTGTTGTTGAATGCTTTGGTGAGTTCCGTGATCGCTGCGCCGAGATCGCCTTCGCGCAGTTCTCCAGTGACCGTCTGCGTCTGCAGCGAACGGAAGCCGCCTTCGGAGAAGTAGAAGATGTCGCCGATAACCGGGGCTAGACTACCGAACACCGTTGTTCCGGGGCCGTTCAACGCCGTGTTGAACGTGATCTTCGCGGGGTCCGGATCAGGGTTCCAGAACTGCATGCTGTTCGAGAACACGACGACGAGTCGGCCCTGGTGTGTGGTCAGGCCTTGCACGTCGGCTTCACCGAGCGCGTGTTCGTTGACGTTCAAGAACCCAGCGTCGTTCGGAGCGTCGGCTTCCTTCCACGTTCCTGGCCCGAACTGCGTCGAGCTATACCGGACAACTTTCTGGGTGACATCCGGAGCGTACAGCTTGCGCTGGATCTTGGTGAGATCGGGGCCAGCCTCGAAGCCAGTGTCGATGCGCGTGTTCACCGGGTCGAACACCCCAGCGGGGAACGTCGTGATCCAATGGTGAATGTACTGGCCCGAGTCCGTTTCGAGAACGAAGTAGGGCAGCGCACCGTACAAAGTGTCGGCACTCCACGACGAGTTCGCGGTCATGCGGACATACTTGGTCGGCGCGACGGGGGTTGAGACAGAGTCACCAAAGGCGTCGGCACGAATGCCCGTAGGCATTGAGGTTTGGTAGCCGTAACCAGAGGGCACCGCTACGCGCAGCGATCCACCGAGAGTATACAGACCGTGGGTGTTGGGTGGCAGTTCACCAAACTCAAGCAAGCCGTCGCGCCGTCGATACCCACCACCGGTATCGAGGTCGACATTCAGTACGTCGTAGGCCGATGCAGGATCCGAGGCCGACTGTAGGTTGCGGCGGTCGATGCCTTTCGCTGGCGCGGCGTTGCCGTCCAGCGTACCAGGGAAGACCGTCATCGATCGTTTAGATGGCATGGCTTACCAGGGATTCCAGCCGTCGCTGTATTCTACTCCGGGTCCGATGTTGCCGTTCTGTCCACCGAGGGGGACTTTCTGAACACGGAGATAATGCGACTGGCGTCCACCGACATTGAAGACCCGCCCTGGTCCTTGCTTGGCAACGATGCGTGCGACGTATTGCGCGTGCATCTGCCGAGCTTCCTGAACACCCGGTTGCTGGTAATGCACTTTACCGAGGATGACAGCGCGTTGGATGATCGCTTCAGAATCGAACGGCAGCAAATCGCCGTCGTCACGATAGATCGGCACGCGACGCTGGTAGAAAATAGCAAGCTTCGTGAACACATCAGTCGGCGCAGGGATAATCTGGATCTCACGATCGACGACACGCCACCGAGTAGGCAGACCGATCTTCGCGAGAAGCTCTGGGTCTGTCGAGTCGCCCGGCCAGTCTTGCACCTGGATACCACCAGCCATCGGGTACCGACGACCATTCATGTCGACGACTTCCATGGTGAAACTGCCAATGGTCGTCTCATCGGGAAACTCGTAACGGTCCTGCCCAGTGATCAGAGACAAGAACAATTCAAATACCGTATCAGTCCAACGAACTTCGAGAGCGAGTTCGTTGGTGGCTTGCTGGATGAATGAGTTGATCCGCTTGACCCCGCGAGTGACAGCGGTGCCTTGATCAGCGAAACCCAGGCGGGTCATGACTTCCGCCCGCGCATCAGCGAGCGTGTATTGGGCTACGAAAGCCATGACCTACCTCCAGTTTACACGGCGGCGATGATGCCGATCGCGGACGCGAGGACATCATCGCTGATGCTCGGGGTGATACCATCGACGGATTCGAGTTGATCAAGAGTCGCAGCGGCGACGGCTTCGATCGACTGGTACCCGGCGTCGTACAGGGCCTCGGCGATTGCTGAGGTAACGTGTTCGATCTTGTTCAGGCCTTCGAGTCCAGCGATCCGTTCAGGGTCTTCGCCAACGGCAACAGGCGCAGTCGGAGCAGTCTTGGTAGACAGGTCGTCACGCTTGAGGCACGAGTCGAACTCGCGGCGGAAGGCGACTTCATCCGGATAGGCTTTCTGGGCATCGGCCCCGAAGCGGCCACAGAACTCGTCATAGGCTGCGCGAGCATCTTCAAACTCGGCAGTCTCGTCGGCACGAGGGCGTTCGATGGTATGGACCTTTACTTCCTGTCCGGGGAAGCGGGCTTTGATAGCCGCGACATCGTACCGCATGCAGGTAACGATGTGTGAAGTGCTACGGACAAACTCAAGACGGATCTTACGGAGGCGGATAGACATGTTTTTCCTTGCGAGGGATAGGGGTTACGCGGGGATCAAAAATCCCCACCGGTTTCCCGGTGGGGTATCTTGAACCTCGTGGCTCAATTAGGCGGCGAACTCGTGGACGAAGTTCGTACGGGGGTTGATGCCGTACAGAACGTAGCGTCCATCGACTGACATGCGGGTCACGCGCTGATCGCTAGGATCCAGAGGCACGGTGACTTCCTTGTCTTCCTTCTCGCCATGGCCCCAGGCCCATGACTTGTTGTTGATGCCGTAGGCGCGACGACTCCAGGTCACGTCTCCGGTCAACTGAGCCATCAAGTCCATCGTGGGGTTGTACACCACGGGGATGTTGTTGAACGACCACTGGGTATCGGGGATGCCAATATCCACGGGGCCTGGTCCCTTGATGTCCGCGTTGAAGCGGAAGCGCGAGGCATCCTTCACCGCGTCGCTGTAGCGATCGATCCAGCCACCGGAGGCCATGATCACGTTCACGCCAGCGCCCTTGAATCCGCGATTGTACAGACTGCACGCACGCATCAGGCCGTTGACATCACGCTCGAAGCTGGCTGCCGTCGAGGTCAGAACCGCAGGGTTCTGCATCGCCGGGTCAGTGCGGGCGCGGCCACCGTAGGTGCCGACGGTCGGGGTCTTGCTGATGTAGTCAGTCAAGGCGACTGGCTCCAAGGCGTTACCCGAGACGTTGTGCAAGAACTTCTGATCGACCAGAACGTCCCAGCGATCGTAGGCGGATTCGACCTTCTCTTTCAAGGTGTCGAACATGCGAAGGGCTTCGACCTTCGACATCTTGCCCGCGAAGTCTTTGGAGCGTGAACCGTTCGGGACGATGACGAAGCCAGCGTCCTTGAGTTCCTGATGCCACAGTTCCAAGCCCATGTGGACTTGAGTACCGTTGAAAATCAGGTCGAAGCCTTCACGCCATTCTTGGAAGCGCAGGCGATCTTTGTTGTACCAAATCTGCATATCAAGTTCATCAGCTTCCTGCTTGTACTTGACGGTCAGTTGGTTGCGAATGAAGGGAACAACCTTGCCCATCTTCTGCAGCATCGAATGCCAAGGCATTTGACGACGGTCGAGGATGTAGGGGTCTTTCGGATTATCGAGATAATCGCGAACGCCGAAAATTGTTTCGGCTAATTGTTCCGGAGTTAAGTAGACAGCAGCGGTCGTCATGACGTTAATCTTTCAGGCTATTTCGAGAAGAATCTTCCGGACGCGACAGCGTCGGCGAATCCTTCTCGGGAGGTTGAGTCCTCTGTTCTGCCTCGGCGAACGCCGCCGGGACGGAGAGAGGGGTCAGGCGGAATTGCCGCGTTCACCTTTCGCTTCACAACCCTATCAGCACAGTCTCGCGCGAGCGTACCCCACAAGTGCGGGGGTGAGCCTTTATACTGTGCCAGTTCTTTCATCACGTCATCCACAAGGGATTCCCACTCGGGAACCTTAGCTCTGAACTCCGCATCCACTGCAGCAATGGCTTGCTGCCCGAGATCGACTGGATCTACCGTCAGTGCCGGGCCTCGTGGAGACGCGGCGGCTGGCGGGGCATCTGGTCGGCGAGGCGGGGTACGCTTCGCTTGCAATTTCTGGGCTGCTGCTTCGGTCATTTCGTAGGCTTTGACCAACTCAGTTAAGTCAGAATCGAGTTGCACACTCTCGTCGGGCGTCTTGGTTCCCGCATCAGGAAGCGCGACACCTAGGTTTTTAGCCATGGCGGCGAGAATCTGACCGGCTTTGCCCGGCTCGCGTTGAACGAGCAGGCCCAAGTCTACCCATTGGTCCCACGCTTTGGTGTCAATCTTGTGCTCAGTGAGCTTCGATTCGACATCTTCGCGATACTTCGCTTTCTCCCGCAGAACTCTCATCTCTGCTTCAGCTTTGGCGAAGCGTTCGTCGCCGTTCTTACGAGCGGTGATTAACTGGCGAATGCGTTTTTGGGAATGACCCGTGTACGACTTTAACTCTGCGTCATCGGGGTAACTCAGATCAGGAGCAGCGGGAGCCGCTGGTTCCTTGACCTGCTTTGCCTCGGGTTTCGACGAGTCGTGGGCGACAGGGGTTGGGGGTTCAGGCGTCTTGTCAGTGGCTTTTGGTTCCGGGGCTGGGGGTGTTTCCACCTCTGGCTCTGGATCCGGGCCTGACGTGAGATTTTCAACGATCGCGGCGACGTGCTCGTTCTTGAGCAATTCTTCGTGTTCGCGATCAAGTGGTCTGTGGTCCTCGGGCGAGTTGGACTCTGACGCCCCGGTGTTCGTGGTCTTTTCCGCGCCTGACGGTTGCGCGGCCTGCTTAACGTCTTCGGTCATACTATACCTTGGTTATGGGTGGATTCAACGGGGGGTTTGTCCGCCTGGTAAGGAGGCGTTGGGTGGAGTGGAAGTTTGACCGCCGCCGGGTGTGCCGGGCGGGGGGCCAGGAGGCTGGCCGCTGCCGCCACCCATCGGTGGCTTTTGGCCGGGAGGTGGGCCGATAGCCCCGACTGCCGACAGCCAATCGGTGTTCTGATCGTTGATCTCTGACAGGCGCGTCGCCAGCCAGATGGGGTTCATCTGCATGCCGTGCTCGGTCATGATCGCCGAGACAAGCTGGAGATTCTTGAGTTCTTCCGAGACATTCGGCTTGCCCGTCGGGCTAGCCGTGATGTCGAGCCAGAGTTCCGCGATGAAGGCTTCGCGCTGATTGATGTCCGTCGGGAAGATCAAGCCGGGGCCGACAATGTCCTTCGCGTTCTCGTAGGGCAGCGAACGCCCCATGATCGCGATCATGTCCCGAGCAATCGACTCGATGAACGACACGAACAAGAACTGTTCACGGCCCTGTTGGCTCTTGAGCTGTTCTGACGCGAAGCTGACTTCGGTCGCGAGGTTCGCTGTGCCGACGCCGCCGAGTCCGGCAGCAGGCATCGCAGCCATGAGCTGCATGTCGAGCATGGGTTCCTGCGTGCTGACCAGCGCAGGATTGTAGGCGATACCCTCGAAACGGAACAGGGTCTTCTGGATCTCGTCGGGCTTTTCGACTTCGATGACTTGAAGCGGACTGGAACTCTCGAACTTGTCGATCTCCTGTTCGTTCATCGCGCCTTTACCGATCAACAGGCGTGGGAGGGTCGCTTTGCGGTACTCAAGGCCGTGGGTGCGAACCGAGTTGATCTCGTTCTGCAGCGGCATGAGCAGTTCGACCATCGAGGGTGCGTAGAAATACCC